CTGCCATCGCCGCCATAGAAACCAGGTATCAGCGCAGGGCTGCTGTCATCAGCAATGGTGAGCCCAATCTTGCTGCTTGGTACGGCGCTGAAGTCTGTCCCGGCGTAGCTAGTCGCGCCACACAGGTAAAGGTCACACCAGAAGCGCCCATCAATGTTGGCCATACCCCGAGGGTCCGGGCACTCAGGCCGCCAGGTGAGATCCCAAATGCTGTATTCGAGAATCTCGGCTGCCGCTGTTGGGCTGCCGTTGTTGAATGCTGTAGGTCTACCGCTTGGGATATAGTGATAGCCGCCGACAATCGAACCGCCTGTGGCACCTGCGGGAGCTGTGGTGAAACTGGCAGCGCCCACTAAGGCGCCAGTGGTGGGGTTCTGCCAGATGGCGTAGTCAACGTTATTTGTATGCGCGGGCATCGTCACTGCTGTGGCGGTGCTATAAACCACGCCGTTGAGCACAGCGCCAGCCACTACCGACAGCGTAGTGCTGGTTGGTTTAGTGAACAATGGACCGCGATGCAACGCCGGACGGCGGTTAAAGTAACCAAGCGCACTTGCAAGCAAGCGGAATCCGTCAAAAGTCAGGTTTGAGCTACCTGCTTGTACACCGGCATTGTTATACGTGACCTGCCCACTAGACCCAGCAACTAATCCGACGGTGCCTGTTGCGTCGGGAAGGCTGATGGTGCGGTTGGCTGTGGGGGTGACAACCTGCAGCGTCGTTGCGTAGGTGCCACCATCGTCGAGATCGATGTCCCCACCAACCTCAAGCACCTTGCCGGTGTCGTCCCATGCAAGGTCGGCACTAGCAGCTAGACCGCCAGAACCATCGTTGTATTGAATTTCAGTTGCACTACCAGCAGCGGCAGCACCAGCAACCTCCCAGCCGCTGCCATCCCAAACCTTGAGTACGGGAATCGTGCCACTTGTGTCTAGCCATTGCTCGCCGACACTGTTACCCGTTTCGCCACCACTTGCGGGTGTGGCGTTTGGCGCAGTAGCCCCTACTTGAACAGGACCAATCTTGACCAGATCGCCTGCTGCATTCTTGAAAAACAGGCCGGCACTCGCCGCTGCTGTATTGGCTGCAAGTTGCCCATCAGCCATCGCTGCGGGGTCTGGGCGTTTTTCCGCCGTACTAGATCGCAGATGCTGTAGGGCCATTCCTTAGCGCCTCGCGTGGAGGCCGGAAGTCATGCTCGCAGTATAGCTAGAAAGTGCCGTCATTGAAACTGACTACCGTGCCGTCAATAGTGCTACTCCATGCCGCATCGTAATTTGTGCTGCTTTGTTTGATAATCACCTGCCCCGTGGTGCCACCGCTGGGCATGTTTCCGTTAGGGCCAGCGGGGCCAGCGGGGCCTTGGACACCAGGAACGGCAATGTTGATTTGCGCTTCAGCCGGAGCCGCTAAAGCAATCTGCGTGTCGTACTGATCAATGACAGCAATTTGCACGTCAGCCATTGGTCAGGTCCGCGAATAGGTGCGTTGCACAGTGGCAACACCAGTCAACCAGTAATAGCGTGCGCCGCTGCCGCTGGTCAGGCTTACGTCGTATCCGTAACGCCCCGTGTCCAAGCCGGCGGTTGTGGCAGGCGCCAAGGTGAGCGTGAACTCGCCTTCGGTCGGTGTGGTGAGCGCAGGTGTGAACGTGGCAACTTGTACGTCGTCGATCAAGCCCTTGATGTCAGCATCAACCGTGTAGCTGGTGAGGTCAAGCGGCTGGGCAACGTAAAACGTGCCCGTAGCGGTGCCGCTTACCGAGATCGACGAGCCGCTAAGCGTCGCCGATACTTGGAACGCATCCGTGGTGAGCCCAGAGGCGATCACGTAATAGACCGTGTTGAGCGCCAAGCCGCATGGCACATCGGTGCCACCTGTGAACACCACCTTGTTACCTGCAACCAAGCCGTGACATGCGCAAGTGAAGGTGGGCGTTGACGTAGCGATGGTGATGCCCGTTAGTTCCTTGCGGTTTTGCGTAGCGCGAAATACGCCGCTCCACGTCGCATTTTGCAGGATCGTAATGTCGTAGTTTGCCGGGTAGATCATGGCTGCGACCTGTGTGCAACTACGCTAAGCGCGGACATCTTAGTAAGTGCCATCACTAATTACGGCGGTGCCGGTCACGGTTAGCGTTTTTGTCACCGAGTTCCAAGTGAAGTCAGAGTCACCGGCCAGCACACCGTTGTCGTTGAACTGCACCTGCGTGTCAGATCCAGCCGCAGCCGTCGTGTCTACCTCGTCAAGATTGCCTGTAAATGGGTTGAAACGAAATGGCATGACTCAGCTCTTGGTGACGGAATCAAGCCGGCTGCCGGTGTAAGCCAACGTCAACGTGGCCACCGTGGTGCCGCCAGCGCCGCCGGTCTTGTACACCACGCCGGTCAGGTTGGTGCCGGTGTAGCTCAGAGCGATGTAGTCATGCTCGGGGATCTCTAGGCCTGTGACAACCGGGATTGGGTTGCCGCTATCGTTTTTGATCTCGACGCCAGCAGCATCCAGCGATAGCGTTGCGCCTTGGATGTCGACAGGCAACGGATTTTCCGCTCGAACGTAAAAAACGTCGTAGCGGTCGCCGGACTCGATAATTTGGCCCATGACGGGTAGGGCGTCAGATATAGGTCAGTATAGGGAGCTGTGAAAGTTCAGCCGGAGGCGTCCTCGAGGGCGATGACACAGAGGTTCCACCAGTGGAACATGTTCTCAGGTAAGTCGATCCAGTTGGGCAGCCACTCGGTGTGAAGCCGAGCGTGCCAGACGGTGAGTAGCTCTTGGTTGGACTTCATGAAGTGAGCTCAGTCTTTCCAAGAGCTAACACGCTGCTCGCTGCGTGCTTGGCGCAGGGCCGCTGCATTGCTCATGTTTTCGTTGCCGGTGCGGGCCTTGATGCGACGTGCCAGTTCGGTTGTAGAAAGACCCGAGCTAGCAGGGGCCGAGCGCGGCAACCAGCGCAGCACACCAACGGAATTGAATTTTTGTGTTAGATCTTCCCCAAAAGAGAAACCGCGCTGCAGTCGGCGTGTTGTAGTCCCCTGTACCGGACGCGGTGCTGCGGGCTGGATCGGCGTGCCAAAGATGTTCCGCTGTTGGCGCGCGATACGCGCCTCGCGCTCGGGTTTGAAAGCGAGGAATAGCCGAGCGGGTTTCACACCCAGGAGCTTGGCGTCTTTACCCCACGCTGCAGGAGTTCCGAATGCCAGATCGCGCTCCATGGCCGTTCGCATACCTGAGGGAACGTTGGCAGTCAAGATCCGCCGCGTCAGGCCGGGGATGCGTGGTTGATCGGCGCCGCTGACGAAGCGAGAGCGCGTACGCCCGTCGTCAACGAGAAGTTCGCGCTCGAGGGCGTCGTGGTACCGCTTGACGCCGAGGTCAAAGCGGTCCAAAGCGGCACTCTTGTAGTTGTCGCTGTAGTCCCGCCCTTGTTTCTCTATATTTGCAATTACGCCTTTGTTGCGTTCAAGGAAAACGCCAGCTTGGACACCATCCATTCCTAGGAAACGAGGCAATCGCTCTAGGTCTGATTTCATATTTTGCACACCGTCGCGATAGTGCTGCGGATGCGGTGTGGCCTCTAAAGCCGTCGCATACCCAAAGTCAATAATGGCTACGCGCTTGCTGCGCTCGTTGACCATGATGTTGCCGCCATGGATGTCACCGTGAGCGATGCCCTCTGCATGAAGCTTGCGGAATTCGCGGGCAGCTTTGAGCCGGACGATCAACGGAGCCTTTTCGAGGGCGGCGCTTTGCCTCGAGTACACATCGACGGCTTCGCGGTACCCCTTCATGTGGGAGAGCACCATGGTGCGCGCTCGGGGCTCGTCGTCGTACTCTCCCACTGAGTTGACGTGGAGCGGCTGAGGTGTGTTGACGCCGGCCGCGTGCGCTTTGCCGAGGAGATCAAACTCGGTGTCGACATCTGATTCCACGTCACGGAAGAGCTTGATGCCGTACTTCTGGGACGGGTGGACGAAGTAGGTGCCGAATGCACCTTCCCCGGCTTGGCAACGCGGGTTGGGGATCGCCGCGTCAAACTTCGCCGGGGCCGAGATCTTTCCCAGAAGACCTCCGCAGGCGGCGGCCCGCTCAGCTTGCCGACGGGCGTTGATCTTCTCCTGGGGATCCCACTTGTTGCCGTGCGCGATGGCTTCGTCGGCGAGCTGTTTGGCGCGCTCGTCGGTCAGCTTTGGTGTGTTGCGTGGGTTTTCTGGCGATTTGCGCCACTCCTCCATGCTTTGGAATTTGCGTTTTGCCAAGTAAGCACCTCCGGCTAGTAGACCTGTGGCAAGTGCGATCTTAGCGACCTTTGACACGGTTTCTGCATTTAGCGGACCCGTGTTTTTACTGCATTTATGCTGACGTGGAATGTGCGAAGCACCGCAGGGCTTTCCCTTGGCGCCCTCGGGGGCGTCGGTGCGCGCTAGGCCGAGGACTTTCCCGGCGTGAGGCCTTCGTCCCGGCGCGATGCCTTGCCGCTGCAGCGCCACTTGGCGCGGGACAAGCACAGCGGAGTGTTGCGGTCGGCGCCGGCGCAGTTCTTGCCGTGGGACTTCATGTCGCCGAAGCTGCGGGCGCAGTAGCGGTCGCCTTTGTCGGTGCCGGGGGCGATGCGGTAGCCCTTGGCGCCAAAGCGGACCTTGTTCGTGCGGCCGGTTTCGGGGTTGGTTACGGTCTTGGAGTACTTCTTGCCGTCCTCGGCGTCGAATCCGGCGGCCCAGACGTCGGTTTTAGAGCTCACCATCACCGGTGCGCCGCTGCGGTTCTTTGCCGGGTCGTTGCGGCGCTTGCGAGCCACCAAAGTGCGCCGCTGTGCGGGGCTGAGGGCTTGGGCCCGGGACGCGGGCAGGCATTTGGGCTTGCCTTCGCCCTCGGTGCGGTCACCGCATGGGCCGAGGATGCGGCCGCTGCTGCTCATGCGGACCCACTTCTCTTTGAACCACTTGTCGAGGGCGTCGGAGCGGAACTTGCCGCCGCGGCGCTTGTACTCCTTGACCATCCAGGCGTTGGCGTAGGCGCTGGGGTAGACCTTGAACTTGCGGCGGGCCTCGGCTTTGACCGTGGCGTGGAGCTCTTTGTCGGTAAAGACGGTGGCGTCGGTGCGCGGAGTAGTCAGGCGCAGAGAAGCGGGGGTCAGGGTCATGGCTCGAAGCCCGCAGCCCAAGGGGAGTCGGCGCGCTTAACTTTGGTGCCGGCTGGGTCGAGGCGGACGGTGACGGGGGTGAGCGCCACGATCAGAGCTCCAGAGCTGCGGTGTCGAGCTCGAAGCCAGCGGCGTAGGGGGAGTCGCGGCGGCCGGTAAGTGGACGGTCGTAGGCCGATGACGCCCAACCGGTCCTGCTAGGGGTGGATCGCATACCCGATGTGCGCATTCGAGTTCCCTGATAAGCACGACGCACACTCCTGCGTACACCGGCAACACCTCCAGCACGCTGAAAACCTGCGTATCCTCCGAGGGCGGCCTCTTGTCCTACACCAATAGCAGCATTGCGGCCCGCACTCTTGAGGAACTCCCTGGAAAGCTGCTTTTTGCCCATACGGGAGGCTTTGCTTGCGGACGCAACCTGGACTGCCGCCCCACCAAGCTGCATATTGCGGTAGCCACGGCTGACTTCACCAAGGTTTCCTCTCATTGCACCTTGGAAAGTTTGCATCGCTCCAAGACCGATAGCCGCGCCGCCCCCAAAACGAGCCGCGAGTTCACCGGCAGCTTTAATTTTGTTACCGATTCCTTTTGTGTTGGCTTTAGCTCTAATAAAGTTATTACCTGCTACAGGATCCCGCATCAATGTACGAAACTCTTTCTTGGCTGCTGTGTTTGGATTCACTCGCTGCGCGGGGCCTTTGCTGCACTTTTCGCCCTCGGAGATGGCACCTTTGCCACATTTGAGGTCCAGGCGAGCGGCCACGGCGTCGAGCCGTGCTCGGATGTAGGGGCGGCTGCGGCCCTGGATGCCGAGATCGCATGCCGCCAGGTACTCATGCGGGGTGAGCGAGTCCATCTTCTTGCCGCAGCTGCCGTCGCACTTACCCTTGCAGCCTTTGGACATGCAGCTTGGGCCGCCGGAGCAACCCTCGGCGTCCATGGGTTTCTTCATGCCGTAACCGTCCTTGGCCGGCTTGGTGTTTTTGGCGCCCTTGGCGCTGCGCTTGCGGCTGGGGCTGCCCATGGCCATGTCAAGCTCCTCTTCTTCGCCTTCTTCCTCCTCTTCGGCTTCTTCAGGCTCGGGGGTGCGGGACTTCATAGCCGTGGCGCGGCCCGCGCGGATGCCGTTTTCGTAGGCGGAGGAGCCGCCGTCGAGTTCTTCACCGATGGCTCGGCGGGATGAGGTACCCCCCCAGTCTGGGCTG